ATGGAACTCTTCGACAATCTGGCGCTCGGTTTCTCGACCGCTTCGACCATCGCCAACCTCGGCTTCTGCCTGATCGGCGTGTTGCTCGGCACGCTTATCGGCGTATTGCCCGGCATCGGCGCAACCGCCACCATCGCCATGCTGCTGCCAATCACCTTCCAGATCGGCGATCCGGTCTCGTCGTTGATCATGCTCGCCGGTATTTACTATGGCGCGCAATATGGCGGCTCGACCACGGCGATCCTGATCAACATGCCGGGCGAATCCTCATCCGCTGTCACCGCCATCGACGGCTACCAGATGGCACGCAAGGGCCGTGCAGGTGCGGCGCTCGCCATCGCGGCCATCGGCTCGTTCTTCGCCGGCACCGTTTCGACATTCCTCGTCGCCATCTTCGCGCCGCCGCTGACGGCAATTGCGCTGCAATTCGGCGCCGCAGAATATTTCTCGCTAATGGTCGTCGGCCTCGTCTCGTCGATCGCGCTTGCCCATGGCTCGATCGTCAAGGCATTGGCCATGGTCGTTCTCGGCCTGCTGCTCGGCCTCGTCGGCACCGACATCTATACCGGCACACCGCGCTTCACCCTTGGCATCCGTGAATATGCCGACGGGCTCAACTTCGTCGCCGTTGCGGTCGGCGTCTTCGGCGTGGCCGAGATCCTGCGCAATCTCGAAAGTGAAAAGACTCGCGAAGTGCTGATGGCCAAGGTTACCGGCCTGATGCCGACACGCCAGGATTTCCGCGAGATGACAGCGCCCATCCTGCGCGGCACCGCCATCGGCTCAGCGCTTGGCATCCTGCCCGGCGGCGGCGCGATCCTTGCGGCATTCGCCTCCTATACGGTGGAGAAGCGCGTTTCCAAGAACCCGGAGGAATTCGGCAAGGGGGCGGTTGCAGGCGTTGCCGGGCCGGAATCGGCCAACAATGCGGGTGCGCAAACATCTTTCATTCCGATGCTGACGCTCGGCATCCCGGCCAATCCGGTCATGGCACTGATGATCGGCGCGATGATCATCCAGGGCATCGTGCCCGGACCCAACGTCGCGACCGAGCAGCCGGCACTATTCTGGGGCATCATCGCCTCGATGTGGATCGGCAATCTGATGCTGATCGTGCTCAACCTGCCGCTGATCGGCCTGTGGGTTAAGCTTCTGACCGTGCCCTATTATGTACTGTTTCCGATCATCATGGCGTTCTGTGCCATCGGTGTTTACAGCGTCAATTCCAACGTCTTCGACCTTTACGCCGTCGCGTTCTTCGGCCTCATCGGCTATGCGCTGGTCAAATTGCGTTGCGAGCCAGCTCCCCTATTGCTCGGCTTCGTGCTCGGCCCGTTGCTGGAAGAAAACCTGCGCCGCGCCATGATCCTGTCGCGCGGCGATCCCACCACCTTCGTCACCCGCCCGATCAGCGCCTTGCTGCTTGCATTGGCTGCCTGCGTCCTGATCGTGGTGCTGCTTCCCGCCGTACGCAAGAAGCGCGACGAGGTCTTCGTCGAAGAAGAAGCTTGAAGCCGCTGCGCGCCGACCAAAGTTGGAAGGCGCGCAGAGGATGCGGCAAGGTCGGCAGCCCTCCACACAAATTGGTATATCCGGTGCAAAAACTCGAATGGTGATTTGACCATGCGGCTGGACGGCGCGAACATTCCCCGTCGGATGTGAACGAGGGCTCTTACACCAACCATCCCGTTCGATCGCGCAGCATATGACGCGACGACTGCTTTGGCCCGCTGTGTAAATTGATCCCCCCGCCCTCACGGCGGGTTCTTTTTGAGTCGAGGCTTCTGACGAGGGCACATTTCCTGCGAGATACAGGGCGATGGCTATGATTTGCTGCGGAAGGCGTCCAGTCTAGCCCACCTGCCCGTATTTTCAGACGAACATCATGATCACGATGCCCCCGACGACCAAAAGAACAAGTCCGGCAATCAGCATTGGGATCAAGGTGCTGTCTTGGTTGGTGTCAGGCACGAGCGTTTCTCAGATCTGTCACCCGGCAAGATGATCTCGGCCTGTCGGGCGCTCTTTGCGCCAGCGCAAACAAAACCAAGTCGGGCGAACCTTGCAGGTCGACATCCGCAATTGGATTGGCATGGGAGCGACGAAAAAAAGCCCGCGCCGAATGAAAATACAGCGCGGGCGAGCGACAGTTGGGATCAAGTGCAAACAAAGGGCGATGCACCCGACAAGATTGATGATAGTCAAATCCAAGCGAGACTTTTTGCGCTGGATCAAATGCTCGCGCGAATTTCGGTCGTGGAAACTCGCGCCGCTGTCACGCTAAGCAAAAATTCCTGCAACCGCGGGAGTTGAACCGCGAGATGGAAATCCGCGAAACGTCGGCACAAGCCCAAACTTGGACACCTTGTGAGATCACCCTTTGTCCTGCAATTCTGCTGCAAGATCGGGCGGGTGGTGAGAGCGGAAGCGGAGCCAATCACCGGGCTGCGCAAGCCGCAAGAACACTGGTGCAAACACTATGAAGAGTTGGATATCAAACACTTCGAGGACAGTCGCAATCGCGATTCTCGTCTCCGGTTGCTTAGGCATGACACAGGCCATCGCCACGGCCGCCGACTTTGGCCCAGAGACACTTGCGCTGATCAATGCCTACAGGGGCAGCCGCGGCCTTGCGCCCCTAACCTCCAATCGTACGCTGCAGGCTTTGGCGCGGCAGCATAGCCGGTACCAAGCGGCAAGAAACAGACTCGGCCATGATGGTTTCCGCCAGCGATCGGCCCAGGCGAAGGCCGCCGGGCTCAGCGTGGTATGCGCGGAGAACGTTGGTTACAACTATCAAAACGCACAGCAACTTTTTACAGGCTGGAAGAACTCCGCCCTCCACAGGACGAACTTGCTTCGGCCCAATCTGCGCTACGCGGGTGTTTCCGTAGTTGGCCCATATTCGACTTTCTTCGCTTGCAGATAAGGCCGTCTCCCGTTTCCAGCGATGCCATTCGAGGCTAGGCGCGGAGAGGAAATACCTTTGCAAGGCGCGAACTAACGATTGTTCGAGCAGTTTTTCTGGCCAGAAGCCGAGACGGCCTCAACACCAAATTCAGCAGCGACTTGTGAAATGGTGCCCCGGCAGGCATTCAACTGCAGCGGCAACACTCTGAAATGATGTCACATTTTTGACCATCTATTGGAAAGATACCCCCAATAGTACCCCCACTTCGGATTAGTACCCCCCGCCAAACGACAACGAACGGCCTGTTTGGTCCCGGAGGTATGGCCGAAAGACATGCGGGCAACCATGTCGAAGTATCCTCAGACGGTATCGTCGTAATGAAAGGAAATCTTCGATGTGCACAATACTTTCGAACGAACTCTATAGCCGCTTATTCAGGGAGAGCGCATTTCGGACAAAGGCAGAAAACAAGACAATCCTCGCTAGCGGACTAGCCGAAAATGGACTTGCCGGGCCCGCCATCAAGGAAACGATCTTGGGACGAAACGCGGCGAGGTCGGAGGTCACCTGGCTCAAAGGCTGACAGGCAACCTTTCATTCAGGCCCCCGCCCTCGCCTGCAACGCAACCACAGCCAGATCGCGATATCTGATCATCGCCTTCGGGCTGCTCGACACCGGGTTGATGTCGATGGCCTTGAGGCCCTCGATGTCGCCGGCCTTGGCGAGGGCGACAATGTTGGTGAGCTTCTTACGGAAGCGGGCGTGGGTCGGCGCAGAGAAGTCAGGCACCGGCGGCAGGATGCCCTTTGCTGCGTTCTCGGTGATCTCGGCGCGGCGTGCCTTCGGCGCCGCGTCATTGACCTTGCCGGCGGCCCTACGGGGCGCTGTGGGGCATATCGCCTTCTTGCCTCGCCCATCGGCCGCCATAGCCCGGCGCTCGCGCATGGCCCTCCCTATATCGGGAATGGCCGCATCCGCGCCTGTGACCCGCTGCATAGCCTTCGGAACCGGAATGGAATTGCCCTCGGGCGTGATTGCATAGACGAGGCAGTCGCGGCCCTTGTTCTCGGCTCGGATTTGCTCCGCGATGTCGATCGCATCAGGAAGGGTGGGCGCCTCCTGCTTGAACACGTCCGCCGGGCCCCGGCGCATGTGCACGACGAAATGCGTCGCCTGGGCGATTGCGATAAGATCGGCCTGATCGGCGGGGTGGATTGTCGTCTTCGGCATGGGCTGTCCTCCTTTGGCGGTGAACAGTCCAGTTATCGGCACTGGTGGAAAGAGCAACTCTGGGCGCTGGAACCGCAGGCACAGTCGCCAGGGGAAACTGGAGCGAACTAATTCAAGCGGCTTTCGTGTCGCTTCCACTCTTCGGCGCTGGTTTGAAGGAAACTACGCGATTTGCACGGTGAATTCGATCGGTAAGGTAGAAAAGTCCGAGCAGCGCGTTCGATAGAATATTTCCTAACAGGACCGCATAGAAGATCCAGAAAAAGACGAATGATGTGGTAGACCACTTCGGCGCAAACTCGGCTACGAGATACGTCTGGATCGCAAAAAATGCGAAGCCAAGCGCGTACGTGACTATTGATGCGAGCGCCAAATAACCAAACAGGTAGGACAGAAAACGGCGACGCGAGAGCCTGTCGGGTTTACCTGCCCGATCAATCAACGTCACAGGCTCATCACCTGTCATCGGCTCGTCCATTTCGGCATTGCCAAAAGTCGCCACAGCCGCCAACGAAGCGACGAAAAAACCAATCAAGATGCTCAACAGGTCGCTCGTTCGACCAAGAATGTCGAGGCTTGTCATGGCATCCAAAAGGAACTTTTCAGAAAGAAGTGGCAGCGCGGCAATAATCGCAAACGCGATTGGAAAATAGAGATCGAACTTGATCTTTTCTGGATGCTTAATCCTCAAATATTTCAGGGGAACCAGAAGCCGCCACATCGCTAGACCAGCGCTTTCTTCATTTCTGTGATCAGTTCGTCACTCAACTCTGCGCAGATATCAGGCAAAGGTGTGGCAAATGACACTTCTGCAGTCTTAATGAAAAACGCTTCGCCTGCGTCCGCCTTTGCAGTGTCTACCTTCGCGCTCTGCGGCCGGCTGGAAGATGCCTCTTTCCAGCGAACCCTCATGGTAGCATAGCCGTTCGTATTCGCCCATAGCCGAACCTTTTCGATCAGGCTGAGACCTTCCCCCTTCGGCAAAGTCTTCGAAACAGAAACGTTCAGAGCGCGCCTGGCAGTTTTTAGAAATTTGTCTTCGTCCATCCCAAAATCGACATCTGTGTAGTCGACGAGTTCGATATGAAGCAGCTTACCTTGTTCGAGCGAGTTTTTTAGCTTGTCGGATGCATGCCCTGCCAGTTCCACCATTGGGCGGGTCTTGACTGGTCGCTTGTCGTCGCGCGGAAATGTGAATTCTTGATCGTCACAAATGATTTTGAATTGCGAACGTAGGAAAGACTGGATCGGCGTCCGTCCGAAGCCGGTAATATCCTCCAGAACTGCGCGATAGAGGTGACCTTTCTCCTTCGTCGGGGTCAGGCGAATTACTGCGTGAACAGAGAGCCCCCCGACCTCGTCCTCTTCCTTTTCGAAAACGCGCACTGCCCCAGTTTTGAAGTGCGTGACACCTGTGTCCGCCTTGTCGTGATCTCCTAGGCAGAAAAGCATTGCGACAGCGGGCTCACCGCCTGCGAGTTTTATAGATTTCATGGAGGAAAGCCTGATGATACGCCGCTCGGCGTCTATCACTTCAACTGCTTCTCCTGCATCGCACCGCTTTTGAAGGAATGGAATGAGGGTTCCGAGTTCGATTGCTGGTGCATCGCTTGGATGAGGTGCCATCACCAGATCAAAGAAAAGAATGTTCCGCCGGTTTTTCTGAAGCATATTTGTTTCCCTAGCCGACTTTACTTCGGCACAGCGAGATCACGGTGTCAACGAGCAGCTGTGGGCAAAGTGCGCGCTCTACCGAATTTCCATTCACGTGTTGATCGCGCCCGGTGACATCGCAAAGTAGGCGGAAGCCAAAGTCGGACAGATTGATGGGCTAGAATGAAACAAGGCCGGTCATTGACCGGCCTTGTGGCCTCACCCTGCGCGTACATCCGGCGTCAGGGGAAGCTGATACATCGATTATGGCCGGCCCATTGGACAAAGCAAGTCGGTGAAATGAATATGGGCGCGCAGGCCTGCCCTTGAAAGTAAAAGCGTGCCGATCAGCTTGCCTGGCGGCGCGCCTCGCCTGCGGCGCGGGCCGCCAGGTGTTCGATCGACGGCTGATTGAACTTGGCGGCCCGGAGCGCAGCAATGACGGCGGCAGGGTTGGAAAGGTCGGTATCGGCCCCATTGAGGGCCTCGCCCATCAGGAAGACCTTCATTTCATCAGTCCACTCGCGGACGGATGGGCGGCGGGCGCGGGTATGCATATGAATGGTCATGCTATGCTCTGTTTTGCTGCTGAAACGACGCAGGATCGCGTCAGGGACCAGTTCAAGGCGGTCGTGGGGGAAGTCAACTCAGAGCATCGGACCTCGGCAAGGACCTTCTCGTTGGTTCGAAAGACGCTCATTCGTCACCATCCTCTTGCGTGTCGCTCTGGCCGGTCGCAAGGCCGTGGCGGATACGGGCGAAGCTCCGCCGGAGGCGCCTGGCATCAGCATCAACGATTGCCTTGACGCGGGTACGCTCGGCAGGCTGCTTGGCGATGAGCGGTGGCAACGTGTCTGCGAATTTCAGCATCTCGCTCGTCATCTCGTCGAACACCCCAAGCGCCTCGCGCAGGTCGACAAGATAGGCGTCTTCGCGATCCATCCGACGCTGGATCGCCTCGGCTTTCGCATCGCGCAGGCGGCCGTCTGCCGCCTCGCGGCCGGCGTTTCGTCCTTTATCCTTGAGAAAACGGAAGTAGCCTTGGCAGGCGCCGATAAGGCTGTAGCGCCCATGGCCGGCCCTAGGAATATGCCCGGCCCTGACAAGCTGACGGACGCGATCAGTGGAAAGCATCAGGAGACGGGCAAGCCCTTCTGTCGATACGGTTCCGGCGGCAGGTGTGGCAGCGTTCATATGATCAACAATCCTTCATTTCCTTGGGTTTGAGGCGTCTCGAAACGAAAACGAAAGTGGGTTTTTGAAAACTCGAAAAACGTGCAATTCCGGGGCCGCCTAGCCATGGCCCCTGATTGCTGCCCCTAGAAAGGTACCTAAGCCGGGGAGGCCCCTCGGCCCTGCCGTAGCGAGCGGCGTATCGACGCCGCTTGCGGTAGGAGCTTTCGCAGCGCAGATCACTCGTCCTCGGACGTGACCAACTCGACGCTGTCTTCCGACTTGATGCGGGTCGCGACGAAGACCTCATCTCCGTTCGGACGCTTAAAGGTACGTCCATTCACCTTGAGGGTGAATGAGCCGACTTCCTCGGCGCCCTCGGGGTTGTTGTTCGCAAAGACCTGATTTGCGAGTGCGTGGATGCTCATGATCTGACCTCGTGTGGTTGTGTTGGAGTACGGCTGGCGGGTGGGCTCATGTGCTCATCATCATCGACGCTACGAGTGCTCCGACCGCAGGCCCGCCCTCGATTTCGAGGTGCATGGCATCGGCATGCCGGGCCAGTTGATCTCGCCGCGCCTCGTCGCCGGCGATGAGCATGTTCAGCAGCCGACCTAAGGTCGCCGCGAGTTGGGCCATTTCCACACGCACGCAGGCGTAAAGGGCGTGGTCGTCAGAAACCGACTGGCCACATTGGCAGACGAACGCGGGCGTGACACCGGCACTAGGCGCGCGAACGCCGACGAGCGCATTGCAGGCAACGCAGTGCACCGGCGCAGCCTCTCGCCCCATGTATGACGGGACCATCATATACCCCCGTCACCCCCGTCGCTGAACATCCCCTCGACCAACGCCTTTACGCGGCTGCCGACAGCGGCACCGATGTCGGCGGCCGAGGCGTTGGTTGTCGCATAGACGGTAACGTTGATAGGCGCGGCGACCTTTTGCGGATTGGTGACCTGCACCTGCTGGACGCCGGTCGGCTTCGTCTGAACAACGGTTTCCCGAAGCGCCGCCGCAACATCGACCTGCGGCGCGTCTGCGCCGCCCTTCGATATGCGGAAATGATCCTTCGCGCTGAACCGTTCGTCAGCCGCCGCGCCAAGGAAAAACCGCTTTTGCTGCTTGATAGAATTCCACCAGTTTTCGACGCCGCCAAACTTCTCGTTGGCCGCATCGGGATCGTAACCGGCGGCGCGGAAACCACTGTTGATCGCGTATTCGCCGACTACCGTGGCGATTGCGCCAGCGATGCCGCCCCGCAGACCGGCGCGCAGCTTGCTCGCAAACCCACCGCCTTTCGGTGCCGTTGTCTTGGGTCCTGTCGGTTTCCCGCCGCTGGCTTCGGCAACGGCTTCAGGCGTACCCCATAGCGTCCATTTCCCCGCCTTCGCCAAGGCCGTGACGATGCCAAGCGCAGCCCTCGCACCGGAGACTATGAGCAGGGCCCGACCGAGTTTGGCGACTGCGCCGGCCAGCATGACTATGCCGGTGGACGCCACGAACAAGCTGAAACCTTGGCCCGAGACCTCGCCGAGGAACTTGGCAACCGGGCTTTCCTTGTTCGCGTCCCAAAATTCCTTGATCGCCGCGCCGCCTTCGCGGAACTGAGCAAAGATGCGGCCAAGCTGATCGCCAGCGCCGCTGCCGTCTGCCTTACCGAAAAGCAAGTCACCGATTGCGCTGACCGTCTCGCGCACGCCGCCATCGAAACCAAGGCCCTGCGTAAAGCCTTGCATGGCGGTCGAGAACCTGTCGAAGATGGAGGCGCGCTCGCCGAGCGTATCGAGGACATCGCCGACCCCGAGAGCGGCTTCCTTAATATCCGGCAGCATGTTGTCGCCCATGCCTCGAAAGACATCAGCGACTTTGTTCTTCAAGATGGTGAGGACGTTCGATGTCGTGTTCGCCCTCGCGATGTATTCCTTAAATGCCGACCCCGAATAATTCGCGGCGTCGCCGGTGAGCTTGAGCAGGCGACGGAGCTCGTCCGCATTCTTGAACAGCGGCGCCAGGCCGCGCGCCTCGTCTCCGAATAGCGCCGTGGCGATGCTGATCTGCTGATATTCCGGCAGCTTTTTGATGCGATCGAGAACATCGAGCGTCGTGCCGACCGCATTTTTCTGCATCCCCTTGGCAGTCTTCACCGCGTCGAGGCCGAGGGCCTTAAAGGCGGTGCGCTGCGATTTGGTGGCCTGCGTCCCCTTGGTCAATGCCCGGGTCAGGTTGCGGAACGATGTCGCCGCGACCTCGGGCTCGAAGCCGGAGCCGACCATGGCGCCGCCGAATGCAATGGCATCCTCGGCGGCGAAGCCTGCCGTTTCGGCGAAGGCTGCCACGCGATTGGTGAATTCGAGCATGTCTGGCGCGGACGCCGCCGAGACGTTCGACACCTCGTTGATCGCGTCCGCGAGAAGGAAGGTGCCTTTCAGATCGCGCCCGAGCGCGGTCTTAATCTTGGCCAAGCTTTCGCCCGTGGTATCGACCGCCGTTTCCCAAGCGGTCGAGACCTTCACAACGCCATCGGAAAAGCCCTCAAGTTCCTGCGTCGCAACGCCGGATTGCGCAGCGGCGGCGTAGATCGAGGCAATGCCATCGGCCGTGACAGGCAGGTCTTTCGAAAGGCCGATCACAGATCGGCTCATGTTCTGGAACTGCTCGTCGTTGACATCGACGACCTTGCGCACGTCCGCCATGGCGTCTTCGAAGGACATCGCCGCGCCGGCGGTGGCCCTGATCCCCTGCGTGACGCCCACGTAACCGGCGGTCATTGCAACGAGGCCGCCAGCAAACCCGCGCATAGGAGCGATGGCGGCTGCCTGGCCGCGATTGAAGCGGCCGACCTGCCCGTTGATGCCGGCAATGGCTGCGCTGATGCCCTTCGCCGGCCCAGACGCCCGATCGAGCAACTGCACGATCAGTTTTGAAGTGAGCGTTGCCATGTCAGTCCTTTAGCCGCTTCTTGAGCCTCGCCAGCGCATCAAGCTCCGCGAGGGCAAAATCCGGCGTGTAGTCGGCGACGATGTTGCGCGGTGTGCAGGTTTCGCGGGCGATGTGGATGGCTACTTCGTGCCATCCTGTTCCACGTTTCCCACCAAGTCCTTTGTGTCTCGGTCGATCCGTATGAAGTCGCGCGCCGAGATGGTCTTGAAAACCGGATAGGGAATGTCAGCCATGGCCGCGAGGGTGGCGGCAACCTGTCCAGTTTTACTCGCGCCGCCGACTGTTTCGCCGGCGATGAGGTCGCCAACTGTTGGCTCGTGGAAGGTCAACGAGGTGATTTCCTTGTCGCCATGGGAGATTGGCTTTGACAGCGTCACGGTCGTCATGGTCGGTCCTTTAAAAATGGCCCGCCGAAGCGGCCGGGCTTGCGATTGCCGGTGGAGAGGGTCGGATCGGTGCGCGATGCCGGGAAGGCGCGACCAGCGTGCGGAATGGCCTGCCTGGCGGCTAGCTTGCGCAGATCGTTGCGGAGCAGCCGCGCCTTACGGTCGAGGATGACGCGAGCGGTCATCGCACCGATCCCTGGCTTCCTCCCGCGCGTGCGAAGGCGTCAGCCCACCCGGTGCTTTCTGCGCTGGCAACCGGGAACGGCGACCCGCCAAAGCTGCCGAGTGGATCGGAACCATCAGCGGCGATGCGGTTGGCAAGCGCTGCGGCGGATAGCGATTGTTTCGGTGTGGGGGCGACATTTGCGGTGACGAAAGCGACAACATCGTCGCCCGACATGCTGTCGTTCTTGGCCGCAAGATCGAGTGCGGCGCCCATCAAACGCGCGTCACTCCTGAGTTTCTCATCACCGGCGATCGAGGCGAACCGTTCCTTTACCGCCTTGCGGCCAGCGGCCTCGCCCTCCGCTCGTGCGGCAGCGATGGAAGCCTGACCGGGCTTGTTCGGATCTTCAGACATGACGGTCTCCTGTGCTTGCCCCCTTGGGGCGTGAGAATGATTTTGGGGATCGTCCGAAGCGACAGCGCTTCGGATCGCGGCGAGAAAACTGCGGGACATGGGGGGCTCCCGGATCAGGTGCGCTTGGCGCGCATCAGGGCGCTCGGACGGGTCGCGATATGCAGGGTGTTGGTCTGCGTCTCGCCGTGAACGCCCTTGCCGTTGGGCATCGGCCACTGCATGGCGTAAAGACGCTGACCGGGCGTGTTGACGGTTTCCATGTAGTCAGCAGGCGCGTGGTACGTCCTAAACAGGCCCGGGACGCCGACTGGCACAAACTTCGCCGAATTGGTGTCGATGCCGATTAGTGCGCCGTCACCGGTGTCGTCGATCGCGCCATAGTTTTCCCACACGATGCCGCCGAACTCGAACATCGGGTTCGACGAGCGGTTCTTGCCGATGTAGCTCTCGCGCAGGATTTGCGCCTCGCCCCATCCCTTGTACGTCTCGCGCACTTCCCGATGGCAGAGCAGGTCATCGAAGAAATTGTCGCCAACAAAAGCATGAAGGCTTTCAAATGAAACGCCGCCGAGTTCTTTGCGGACATCTCGGATGACGGCCGAACACTTCTTGCGGAGGATACCATCCGATGGGTTGGCGGCATCGAGGTCAAAATCGAGCTCGTCGGGCTGAGCCATTCCGAATTCGCTGAACAAGTTCAGCTTCAGTCCGCCCTTGTAAGTGACGATGCCCTGAATGGCGCCCAGGCGGGCATATTCGTCGGTCAGGTCGAGATCGGCAATATTGACCCTAATCTTTTCCGCGACGAGGCCCTGCACGGTCTTCATCGCACTCTCGGAACCAAACTCACGGACGCCCTGCACCTCATCCGCCATGACCGACCAACTACGCTGGAAATGGGGGATGGAGAGGTTCGAGATGGACCGTTTTGGCATGTCTCTCGTCTCGCCGGGTGCGCCGCGAGGCGAAGGAGCAACGAGCTGGATGGTGTCGCCGATGCGTTCGATCGCGATGGTCAGGGTTGTGACGGAAGTCGAAGCGAATAGGCCAAGCTCGCCGAGGCGGCCGGAATACACGCGCTGCGATTTGATCGCATCGGTCAGCGAGGTGACGCTGAATGCGTTGTTGTTGAAGATGTCGAGCATGGACATTTTTGGTGCTCCTAAGCGAGTTCGAGCAGTGCGCGCGCATCGGCGCCGCATCGGCGGGTGATGATGGTTCCAGCCACGTGGGCGGCGGCGATGGTTGCTTCTTCGTCCCGCTCAATCGTCAGGCGTTCGGCAATGAGGTCGGCTATGGCGGCCTCTTTGGCGGCCACGGACATCGCGTTGGCGGCGTCTTTGATCTCGGCGGTGAGCTTGGCGACGAGGGCGTCGCGGTTGAGCCACAACACAAAAGTGTCGGTCCGCGCGGCGCGGATGAGCGCAGCGCCGATGCTGCCAGGATCGCGGTGATCTATGGCCGGGCAGCCTGCCTCGGCCAGCCGGTCAACTTCGTAGGTGATCTGTGCTCGCAGGTCGTCCGCCGGCGCCGGGGCAAGCTCCACGGCCTCGATCTGTCCCGTGACCTCGTCGATGCGGGTACGGGCTTGCTCGACCAGCTTCCGGTGATCCGCGCCAGCCTTCACCACCGGTGGCGACCTGTGCTTGAACGGGCGCTGTAGCTGCGGCGCCTCGGCTAGCCACTTGGCGGCCCGATCAAGGCAGTCGTGCGACTGGAACTCACGCTCGGCGCGGCCGACCTCGGCTTTGAGGCGAGAAATTTCAGCTTCGACGATTTTCAGCGGCGCTCTCGCAGCTTCGATCTCATCGGCATAACGGCGATCTGCCGGCATTTCGGAAAGCTGTGCCTCAATGGCGTTCGACATCGCGTCGTGGCGGGTGAATGCCTCGCGTAGCCTGACGTTCACAGCAGCCAAGGCCGCATGTGCGGCCTGGCGAGCATGGTCGAGAGTGATAGCCTTTTCGCGGCTCGCTTCCGGCAGGCGGGCAAGGGTGGCGTCTGGAAATGTGGGGAGCACGATGGAATAGCCTCCTGAGTTCCACAGGAGGCTATTCGTTGCAGGTGTCGGTGGGGACTATCGCCGTTTGGTGCGACCTATTGCGATGTAATGCGCGGCTTCGGAAGGAGGAGAGCGAGGCGCGGCCGATTTATGTACCACTGGCCGAAGCGGTAGACACCAATGATGCGGCGATACTTGCGGATCGTAGTCTCGGACCATCCGCTTTCGTGAACGGCTCCCTTGACGCTCGTCCAATCGGGGCCGGTGATGACGATATCGGCCGGCGGCCACGCGTCATCGCCAGCAAGCTCGACCGGAACGCCGCCCCGCAGCGCAATCAGTGCGCTGCGGGCATGTTCAAGGGCAGCAATAGCCTTGTCAATCACATCGCGGTCGCGGTCATCAGTCATTGCTCGGACCTGCAAGTGGGCCGGCCGGATCGAGCTCATCGTTCGCCCACTGAATGCGCGTCAAAAGTTCACCTGCAGCATGCCGATGACCGAGCAGAAGATTTCGCGCCTTGCGGCATTCTGCGAGCACTGTGGCCACAGATGGGAAGAAGTCATCTCTGCGGACAATCTCGCGGATCGCGTAAAGCACATGGGCTGGACCGAAATGCAGACTATATCCGGCGGCCTCAGTGCCCTCGATGTCACCGGCCATGAGTTCGGAAATCAACACCTGCACCTTCATCGCGTTGATCGCCTTGCTCCCGTTGGCCATGACAGCAGCGAGGTGGAAGCAAGCTTCTTGAATGACACGCTCGTTGATCGGCGCCCTCAATGCCTCGTCGCAAAACCAAAATTCGGTAGTGAGTTCTTTTTTCGTGGGAAACTCGGCTCGAATTAGCTTCGCAACTTCTTTCCGCGAGCGCCCTGACTTTCGGGAAAATTTGCTCGATTTCGCAACATCGCGTGCAAAGGCAATACGAGCCTTTGCTACTGGGAGCATATGATCAGCGATCTCGCGGCCTGTCGAAAACTCAGTGAGGGCCGTCCTTACTTGGTCGGCAACGGTGATCTCGGTGCTCATGATGCAACCCCCCGCAGACCGCAGATGCGTGCGATGCGCTCCAATTCTGTTTCCCTCTGCGGCTGGCGGGCCGCCGAGAACTCAATCACCTTTCCACTCTCGTCGATGATCGGTGCCGCGCCTGCGCGCGGTGCCTCGTCTTCCCACCGCCGATTGGCGAGCCATGTCGCTGCGTGTGCGGTGAACCGCGCTTCCTGACCGGATCGGTCGGCTGCATATCTCATACATCCTTGCAAGATCACGTCCGGATCAGCACCTGACCGGATCGCCAGCACATAGGCAGCGCGAGCTTTCGGCTCATTCACTCGGCGTGGATAGTGCTTCCAAAAGACAGGGAAGGAACCGTCTATGTCCGGTCCTTCTTCGATTGATCCGCGACCAAAACCCCGCTCTCGCGGAGAGTGTTCATTTCCCGTGTTTAATTTCCTGTATTCACCTTCCCGTGTTCTATTCCCGTATTTGAGTGCGGATTTCTTCACCCCTCCCACGCTGTTTTCTTCACTAGGGGGAGTGCCGTATTCTTCACTACCCCTAGTGAAGTTTTCCACACTCCCATGGTGAACGCTGTTCACCTCACCGGTGCCGTTTTCTTCACTCCTGCGGGGAAGGTGGATCAGGTATCGATTGACCGAATATCCCGAGCCGGGCGCGCCACCCGAAGATCGCTCGACCGTCAGCAAGCCGTCATTTTCGAGCACCTTGACCATATCGATGACGCCGCGCCTGGTTATCGACGTGCCTCCGGCAAGGGTCTGATACGATGGATCACAGCGCCCCGTTTTTGTGTTCATGTGGGCCAGAAGCCGAAAGAAGACGAGCTTCGCGGCCGGTGGCAGTTCGGAGGCCGTAACGGCCTCCATGGCCTGCCATTTGTCTAAGAGCGAGGCGGCCATCACGCTGCCCTCCCCCGCCGGATTTCTGGGAGCGTTCCGAGATAGCGCGCAATCTCGCTGTCGGAGATCAGAGTGCGCGACCCGATCTTCCTAACAGCAATCTTGCCGGCCTTGATTTCGAGGAACAGTTTCGACCGGCTGATGCCAAGGGCGGCTGCGGTTTCTTTGATTGATCGAAGGTGATTTGTCATGTCGGCACCCTTATTGATGGATGCCGTGAACCTGCCGTGGACTGCCTAAATCACATAGGCGGGCATTTTTTGCGCAAAACCGCTGAAAATCGCCGCCTCTATGGGTTTGCCCCTCGGGCTGCCAATTCCTGTTGCTCCCTGTTCCGTTTCCGGGCAGTGCGAAGGCCATCAAGAATGCCCCCAGGCGTCTTAATCTTGAGCTTGTCGAGCCGCTCCTGCACTTGTCCATCCTGCGGAAACGACGCGCGTACACGGTCGGCGACCTTTATGAAAAACTCGGCCACGAACACGATGGCTGGTGTCTCTTTTCCGCGATGCTCATTTGACGGAAGCTCGTCGAGCCGTTCCGGTGCAATTGCAGCGATAAAGCCAGTGATGTCGTCAAATAGCTGCGCCTCGCCCTGCACTAAACGAAAATCTGCGCGCGGCGGCTTTTCCCGAAGGAGAGCCGCCGCAAGGTCACCGATTGCCGACGCGCCAACGGTAGTCGCAGGATCGTAACCGTGGTGATCGGCGAGTTCGCGTAGGAGATCATGAGCTGCTTGCGCGCCGGGATTGTGGGCGGTCGAGAGAATTGTGCGCGCAGGATCGTTCGCGAACCGCGCAAATTCATCACCGCGCTGGCGTTCATATCTCGCCGTGGTTTCTGCATCGGGGGTATCGAAGAATGCCGCGAGATTGCGTACCGAGGCGCGGACTGCATCGTTGAGCGCCCATGCCATGCGTGTATCGACAGCAATATCGAGCGCACCCGCCAACTCCGTCACCTGATCGGCCGACAGTGGTGCGACCGGGTATTCCCGGCCGTCGATGCGGCTGCGCGCCTGCTCGATAGACGTGTCGAGATGGAGCCAATTCACATCGACGATGCTGCCCAACCGCCCACTCATCGCCGTGCCTCGAACGGCACGATCTCAGCACCCTTCCTCAGCGTGTCGAGATAGTCGGCCCACCAGCCCATCATCTCTACCCGTTCCGGCCAGAACGCGCCACGCTGGTAGATGCGCCTGATTTCGTTGCCGTCCTGATGTGCAAGTTGCCGCTCGATCGCGTCGGTCGACCATTTGCCACTTTCATTCAAAAGCGTGCTGGCGGTGCTGCGGAAGCCGTGGGCCGTCATCTGATCGGAGGTGTACGCGAGCCGGCGCAGGGCGGCGTTCATGGTGCCGTCGCTGATCGGCCGGGTGCCAGATCGCACGGATGGAAACAAGAGCTTGCCTCGGCCAGAGATGGCATAGAGCTCGCGCAGGAGCGCAATAGATTGGGCCGGCAATGGAACTCTATGTTCCTCGCGCATTTTCATGCGCTCGGCGGGGACGGTCCAAACCTTCCCATCGAAGTCGATCTCCCGCCATTCGGCCTGGCGAAGCTCCCCGGGTCGAGGAAAAAGGACTGCGGCAAGTTCGAGTGCGATGCGGACCTCGGGGCTACCGTCATATCCCCGAATGGCGCGCAGAAGCGCGCCAACCTCCTTTGCCGAGGTCAATGCCGCGTGATGGCGAACGGTGGGCGGCGCCACGGCGCCGCGCAGCGCCTGCGACGGATCAGCGTCGGCAAGGCCACTGGCGATTGCAAAGCGAAAGACCGCGCCAATAGTGCTTCGAAGCCGGTGGGCCGTTTCCAGACGGCCACGCTTTTCAATATGACGCAGAACGGCCAGGATTTCAGGCGCCATGATCTCGCGAACTGGTCGCTTGCCAAGAGCCGGCCGAGCAAAGTCCAGAAGCCACTCAACTTTGTTGATCGTGGCCTGAGCTCGACTTTTCCGCTTGAGCAGGAGCACATACTCCTCGGCGATGGCGCCAAAAGTGTTCTCGCGGCTCAAGGCGCTGGTCAGCTTCTCGATACGCTTTTGCTCGCTGGGGTCGGTACCCTCGCGGAGAAGGCGTCGAGCATCATCTCGCTTTTCTCTTGCCTCCGCGAGCGAGACCTCAGGATATGATCCGAACGAGAGAACCTTCTCCTTGCCACCGAAGCGATAGCGCATGCGCCATAGCTTGCTGCCGCTCTCGGTAACAAACAGAAAAAGACCAGCACTATCGGCTACTTTGTGGGATTTGGGACCGGGCTTTAGATGTCTAATCGCTGCGTCGGTAAGTGGCATTTGGGGGTATCGCCTCATCTGGGGGTATCGCGATACCCCCAGTGATACCCGCAAATTCGTTAGATGCAACGGGACCCGGTTGGACAGCCATAGACTACTGGCACGCTAAGAAGCCCAGAAATCCGCCATACTGTAGACGCTTCTGGACTTGCTTGATAGGGTGAGTGGTGCCCCCGGCAGGAATCGAACCCGCGACCTTCGGTTTACAAAACCGCTGCTCTACCAGCTGAGCTACAAGGGCAATTCGCTCCGGTTAGCACATTTTGCGGCGCAGTAAAGACAATTTCGAGCGAGCAATGATGCATCCCCAGGCAACGTTGCCTGAGAGGCCTAAAACAGCGCATCCCCACTCACTACATGTCGCTCGCGGGTCGAACATGCCCTGCGCCGGAGGTGGTACATGCTCAGGGTCGTGGTTGTTGCCGTGGTGGTGATCGTCGCTTGGCTGCTGTTGCTCAAGCTGTTTCACCAGATCAAGGAAGCGCGGATCGATTGGACCGGCATCGCCGCTTTCATCGGCTTCATCGCCCTCGCCTTTTATCTGCGCCACGCTACTGGTCTGGGCTGATCTCTCTGCCAGCGTGCAGGCGCAGGACGGATAACGTTCGGCCACGACGCCAGCCGACACTCGCTCCCTTTGCTTCGCCAAATCAGCATGCTACCCCGTTGCCGGCGGACGACATCGGCGTTCGGACCGCCTGTAGGGAGCAC